TTGCAAATCTTTCTGAGTCAAGTTGCTTTAATCCCTCTAATGCATTTTTCCTTTCTTTTTCTGACTTTGATAAATCAAGAATAATATCACCTAAAGTTCTTGCTTTTATTGCATATCCTTGAGTAGAGCCACTTGCTTGTGCGACTATTTCTCCATTAGTTCTTAAACCTTCATTAAAGTCTTTAAGGTTTTTTGCATTGCGAACTAAGACATCATTGATAGGGTCTAAACTACCAAATAATGCTTTAGCAGCTGCACCTAAACTACCATATTTTTGGATTAATACTGTTACTCCAGAAATTGCAGCACCAATTGCGAATGTAATACCAGCTGGTCCGATTAGTGATGATCCAATAGCTTTTAATGCATTAACCGCTCCACCGCTTTTAGAAGACAAAGTACCTAATTGGTCAAATAAAATTGGTAAGTTATTTTGTATTGCAATAAAACCAAATGGTGCATCACGAGCAACTTGACCTAGTGCATTAAGTGAAGATGCACCACTCAATGCGGCTGGTTTTATTCTATCAATAGATTTAGTGGCTTGATCAATAGCTTTGTCAACTCCACTAATATCCGCACCAATTTGTATTTGAATACTCATTTAGCTAATCTTTTAAAGAGTTCCCTAGCCTCATCATCACTTACACCTAATTGTTTTTCGTCATCACCAGGTAATTGCCACAATGCCTCTGGTGTCTTAGGCGCACTTTTGGGGTCTCCCATCAAACGTACCATTGTAAACATTAAGAGTCTTGTTTGTCTATAAGTATCAACTTTTTTTTCCTCGTGTCCTTTTATCATTAATGAAAAATGTCTTGGACTCATTTCAAAGAAGTAATTAGGCAAAAGACATAACTCACCAAATGCAAAGGACTCTATTTCTTCCCACGAGATGTCTTTTTTTTTGGCTGATCAACAACTTGCAAAGCCGTTTGGATAAATTGGTTATTTGTCCAAATTTCAATGACGCTTTTTATTTGCATCATTACTTCATCATTAACCAAATTAGCCTCAATCCAGTCTATAAAATCTTCAAAAGTTATTGATGGCTCAACATCTTTAATTAAGCAGTTATTGAAATAACCGCTATATAAAATATGTGCAAGACCTATCTCGTTTATATTTTCTCCAATATAGGATTTACCTTCAACCAACTTGTCTTGTAAATACCTAAATGATGCCATCCCAAATTTTAGTCCGACTTTTTGGTCGTTAATAGTCAAAGTAGTATAGTTCATATATTAGTTTATGCAGTAACATCTAAAGCACCAGTAGATTGTACTGTACCTGAGAAGTTGATAAATTCAGTTGTTGATTGATTCATAGTAAGGTCAGTAATATAACCACTAAATTGATGGTAGTAAACTGCACCATAAGATGAACCACTAAATACTGGACTTTGTACCCTTACGCTAATCAAAGTCTTAGAAACCATTGCAGTCAATAGGTCTTCGTAAGATACTTGAGAAACACTTGGTGCAGTCTCGCAGATTGCATCAAAATCAAGACTCATCTGAGGCTCTGAAGGTGAGGTAAGAACTCCGCAGTTAGTTTGCTCGGTAGTTGCATCCATAGTTGTGTTAACTGAAGATGTTCTTAAGCAAACGAGGTTTTTGTATGATGAGCCACCAGCTACATCAATTTCTACGTTCTGTGTAGATCCTAAAATTTGTGCCATTGTTTTTTATTTTTGATTTACTAAATTACTAATTGTTATTATCTTTCTTGCTATAAAATTGTCTCCATCATACAAAGGTAAGTAAGTTGAGCTTGATCTACTTGTAGGGAATACTTCAAAAAAAGTATCTTTAAACCCATTTACATTAGTATTTGGAATTAATAAATTTAATACTTGTGATGAGATATTATCCACAACACTATTGTCATAAATTCTATATTGTTGTGCAAAAATGTCTATTGTCACCTCAACATTATTCCCAAAAGAATGATTTGTGTTAACTCCAACTTCGCTTATGTCTCCAATAATTACATAGTATTGTGGGGTTGTGCCAAATGGGACTTGTCCATATACTGGCACATCTTTACCATTATATGAAATATTGCCATTTAAAGCGGCAACATATAAAGTCCTAACATTATTTGCACAATCAAGCATTATATATCTTTATTTTTATTAAGTATATCCTCAACATCTTTAAACATAATTGGGGTAATCCTATTTACACTTGGTCTCAAATATGGTCTTGGCGGCAAATTAACAAGTCTTTTTTGTGGATTAGCTTTAAATTGTATTGCTAAATCATTCCAATATTGCTCTGGCAATTGTACAAATAAATTACCCGTACCAAACTCAACATATGCAGCGTAATTTGATTGTGCCACAAGTTCATAATAATAATTTTTCAATTTAGATGCACTAATTGAGTTTTTTAGTCTTCCCGTGTCAACTGGCACACGGTTCTTTGATTCACTCGCCATTGCCTCTACATTTACTCCAATAGCAAAATCTATTTGTTTTTTTATATCATCACCCTCTTTACCCAATTTATCAATGGTTTCTTTTAGTCCTTTAACATTTATGGTAAAGCCTCTTGCCATTATATAACAACTGTTTTGTATAAATGATAATTAAGACCATTCCAAAACGGATATTGAGATATTGATTGTTTCGGGTCAGCGTTCATCTTCTTGCCTCTGTTCTCGTACATCCAGGCCACAAGAGTTAAAATGTCATTTTGCAAGTCTTCAGGCAATGTGCCATAACCAGCTTGGTATTTGATCTCATAATAACCTTTAGCATACAACCATATCTTGCCACCTATTATCTCGTAATCCTCATTTTTTGTAAGAATATCATATGTATTCATTCCAGTCTTGTATTTGACCTCATCAACACAATTAAGTGGTGAATATGGTAAATCTACCATCCAAACCTCTGGGATTGTGCCACTACATTGTATAGATGCTTTTAATAGCTTATTTGTCAAAGACCTACTTGTTAGTTTCTCTAAATGCAAACGTGCAGCCACAATCAAATCATCAATTAGATTATCATCGGTTGTATAATCTATTCGCATCCAATTTTTGGCATCAGTCCTACTAACGGGTTCTACAACCGCATCAGCTAATATTGTCACCCCGTTTATATATATCGCCATTATTTATAATGTTTATTAACCATTTCTCTGAACCAGGTCTCAAATTCATTAAGTGCTTTCCTTGGGTCGTGATCTTGCGCTCTTTTTCTTGACTTTCTTGAAGATTCGGAATACGTTTTTTTGTCATCCAACCTCTTAATTGCCTCAATCCAGCTTTGAACATTATCACGATTTTTTATATATATCCCAGCGTAACCACAATTTTCTTTTATACCCTCCGCCTCACTAGATATTACTGGAATACCATTTGACATTGCCTCTGTTGCCGTTCTTCCCCAACTCTCATATTTGCTTGGCATTAACAAGATTCTTGTCATACCATATATAGGCTTTATATTTGACGTATTTGGGAGTATTTTCACATTTTCAAGCTTTGGTATTACTTGATCATCATAGCTTCCCAAAACACCTAAAAACCGCTTATATGGCAATGCCCTTGCAATTTGCTCAAATATCTTACCGCCTTTGTTCTCGTTGAGATTAATTAATGTGATGTACTCATTCTCTTCGCTATCCTTACCTAAATCAAAGTGTCTAAAATCAACGGGAGGAGTCAATGTAAAGTTATCCCAATTGTAGTTTAAAACACCCTTAATCCAATTGGAATTATACACAATGTATTGTGGAATTTGTGCATTTACTATCTCTGGGTATATATGTGAGTTGTGAATTAAGTGAAATAATGGTTTTTTGTACATTGCACAAGCTCCCACAGTCCAATGGGTGTAGTCAAGGTGTGTTATAACCGCATTTGACCACCTAAGTAAATTATCAATTACATTTTGGTTTGGAGGAAATACATCCACTCCATCCCAACAATAATTATTAGTAATCTTATAATGATTGGCTTGGTGCAATAAGACTTTAACTTGATGTCCTTTGCTTTGCAAGTGCTTTGCAATTGAGTGTGCCATATACTCCGCACCACAATTATGTGCTGGGGGGTATAAGTGTATGCTAAATAGTATATTCATAAATGATGTCGGCTTCTATAATTGTTGGTTTGTAACTTTTCCATTTATTAGAAAAGTATTCTATAAAATCATTAGTTAGGTAGTGAGTCTCAAACTTTAATTTTTTAATACTATATTTCTTTAGGTCTATACTATCTACAATAACTTGATCGTATCCCTCGCAATCTATTTGTACATAGTCAACCTTTGGAAAGCCGTACTTCTCGCACAACATATCAAATGTTACCGAACTTGCTTCGTGGTAACTTAAATTTTTTATCTCAGACAAATATCTATTAAGTGGAATACCAAACTTTACTACGCTGCTACATCCACCTAAAAAATCTTGTCTTAATTGCTCATCGGGTATATAAGCCATTACTATATCCTCGACTCTATCACTAACAACGCAATTCTCAAGATATACCCTACAAGGTAATTTCTCTACGTTCTTCATCAATTTATTAAACTGATGTGGTATTGGCTCTACAAATAAAGCCACATCATCTTTAGTTAGCTTCTCAAATATATTGTCAAAGCTAACACCATCCATTGCACCTATAATGATATATATCATAATAAAATAAAAGGGGAGAGATTTCTCCCTCCCCAATTTTATAAACTAGATAGCACCATAGATAGCAGCACTTGGTTGGAACTGAAGAAGTTCGCAACGAGCCTCTGCTCTAAATGTGATCAAGTTCTTGATGAAATCATCTTGGTCGAACTCGGTAGAACGAACCGCAAGACCGCTTTGCTGAGCAATAGCGAACTTAGATGTATCCATAACATAAATCTTAGAAGCAGTAACCAAAGAGTGAGGTATAACTGGTACACCTACGATTCTTACGTTACCATTGTTGTCGATAACCATACCACCTGGCAAAGAGTAGTCAGAAGGCTTGGTTTTTAACAAATTCGCCCAACCTGCGTGAGTTATCAACGATAGGTTTGGAGTCCAGTTCAATGCACCAAGTTGTGCAACGTAGTCGATGAACTTCTCTGCGGTGTTAGAACCTGAAGAAGAACCTGCGGTTGCACTAGATGCGATTGCATTTAGGTAATAAGTATCTTCAGCCTTTTGGAAATCTTCAATCAAGGATTGAGACAAATAAGCTTGAAGGAATGGCAAATCATCAATCATTTGACGTGATACTTTAGCGTAACCTGCGATGAACGACAAAGCAGTGTTTACAACAGTTACATCGTAGTCAACTTGAGCTTTTCCAGAACCTTCGGTTTGCTTACCAAAAGAACCTTCACCAACCGGAGTGTTACCTCTTGGGAAAGATACTGAACCAGTAGATACTGGGATAATGTTAAACACACTTCTAAGGTGTGGGTTAACGAAAGATCTCATATAGGCATTGTCAACATAAGATTGGTAAGGATTACCAG